TCATTCAGCGCAATCGCAAGTTGGTTCTAAATCGTTGATAATAGAGTCCAAGTATGCGGTAACATCATCTTCTTTTAGAGCAGCATATGCATCTGTCTTATCTTGAGTGTCACCCATAACCTGAAGCGAATAATAAAGGGAGGTTTGAGGTGAAGCTAACCACTCTTCAATAAAGGCTTCATCGTAAGTGATCACGTCACTCCACGAGTTGAAACTATAGCCATGAAGAAGTCCCGTGCGGTCTAGCATCTTCATGATACCATCCGCAACTGATTTGTAAGCATCCCAGCCAACTTCCGATGCGATCTCAACAGGACCGTAATCGTAGCTCTGGACGCCAAACGTACCGCTGTCACGGTCCACTTGACGGGCGATGGGAGGAGCTATTTCTGGAGTAGCAGTGAAGCCGTCCAGATCATTGTGGCGGTAACTACAAGAAGCAGTGGGAGCAATAGCAAAAGCCCGATCCATACGGTAGTTACGAGCAACTCTTGCTGCATTTTCAATACCAAAGTAAAGGGCACGGGCAAGGCGTACTGCATCGGTGTCATCACAAATAACACCACCGCTAACCAAAGCTAGAGCTTCGCCGAAATCTTGATAAGATACGTCATAGCGGCGCAGAAGGTTAGCCAAGCCAAGCATTCCAAGCCCCACTTGGCGATCTGTTTGCGAGGGGAGGTACTCACCGGATTCATCCACACCAGTTTTACTATGCAGCTCACACAGCTGCGTCATGCCTTCAATGAAAGCACCTTCAATGTCTTCAATTTTACATGCTGCCAAATTAATATGCTGTAGCAGACAAGTGCCACGGCTCTTGAGAAACACCTCAAGGCACACATTACCGTAAATACGTTCACCATCACGGTCTACCTTAGTTTTGACCAACCAGATGTCACCGTTACGGATACCTTGCAGCAGAATGCGACGCTTTTCGTCAGGCATCTCTGCCCACCAGTCATCGTTGATGTTGACACAACGCTTGACCCAAGGCAGTTCAGAACGGGGAGTTTGAATAAACTCTACCAGATCAGGGTGCGTCGCGTCAATATGAAGAACAATTGCTCCGTTTTTGTAGACACCACCGCGACGAAGGATCTCATTCAGGGTCGAGTAGATCTTCCCAAAAGATACGGGACCTGAGCTGACCAAGCCCTTACCATTCTCCGCTCCTCGGGGCCGCAGTTTTGATAGATGGATAGCACAGCCCGCTCCAAATCTAAGAGCGTTAGATGCAAATTTCCATGATGCTTCGATTCCATTTGCTCCAGTCATCGAGTCTTCGACGACAAATACAGTACAAGAGACGGGCAGACGGGAGGTGGGATCGTCAATCCAAGATTGGACACGACCAGTGCGGGCAATGAGTTCTTTGGTAGTGGCGGACATTTTTGTAATTTTAATTAGTTAAAGTTAAGGGTTTCTACAGTAATACAGCCGTTCCAACGACGCCAAATACGAGTAGGCTCTCCATTCAATATTACTAACGTTTCAGCAGGGGGTTGACCAACTAAAGCTCGTGTAATGTTCAGGTTATCAGCCAGCTTGTCACGTTTAGCAAAAAGGTTGGTCAGTTTATCTTCAGTTTTTTTAATATCGTTTAAACATTTTGTTAACTGAGTCAGTGTCATTTTTAAACGAGATCAGTGAGGGTAGGGGGTTGGTAGTTCGGACCTTTAAGTACTTTACCATCTTCACGACGGATTGGCTTACCATCTTCACCAAGCTTACTCATGTTGCTCTGGTGTACACGATCCATTGCTTCATCCAGGTCCCAGTCCAGATTAGCAGCGTATTGATAGCAGACGTAAACGAGGTCTGCCAGCTCTTTCAAACAGTCTTCAGCGTTGCGTGTATAGCCGTACAACAGCTGTTGTTCAGCCTCTAGGAACTCTTTGAACTCCTCAACGATCAAACGCTTCTGCATCGCCCGTGAAGCTGGCCCAGTATCGTTCGTCACTTGATAGCCAAGGCGAAACTCCTTTGCTTGGCTCATCAATGATTTGGTTTTCGAGTTCATTCTGAAGGTAATGGATGGCTTTGGTAAGGTCTTTGATGTAAGCATCTTGCAGGCTACGCCCGTCGATACCTTTGTAACCTGCTCGACAAATGTACTTAATAGCATTGCCGAGATGGAAGTTCAATCCTTGGTCTCGGATAAATTCCCAAACTGGGATAGAACCTCGTTGATAATAGTCGGGTCCGTAGTCGTTGGTGCGGGCCATAGTTTGACAAGTTGTGAAACGTTGTTGCCAAGCACGAAGCACTGGCGTTGAAGGGCAAGGAACACAGTAATGATATCATCCTTGTGTGCGTCCTTGAGAGCAAGCTCAATCTGTTTCATTTTGAATTCCTGCTCCATCGTCAGGTCAACCACTGGCGGCGGGGGGAAGCCATGGTTTGACGGTCTTGGTGTCGAAGTCATAGTTCTCGAAATGTAGAATTTTAGCAAGCCTAGCATTTCGTAGTGCCACGTCCTCGTCCAGGTCCTTAGCAGCGAATGCATTGACTACAGTCTCCCAAGTGTATCCTTCTTTCTCGAAGAGAGCGACTGCACGTTTGATACCAATGCCTGGAACCCCTGCATAGCCGTCCGTCTGGTCGCCTGCAAGTGTTTGGATTAGGTGCCAACGTCGTGCCTCCTCTTCATCAATTGTTTCAACTGGATCCTTTAAGTTGTACAAGTCTCCAGGAATCTGTCGCATGTCTTTGTCAGGAGAGACAATTACATGTTGTCCAGGTTCTCTGGTGGCATAGATTCCCATTGCGTCGTCCGCCTCAAGTTGCGGTAAGACGACAACCGGGAACGTCTCCTTGAGCGCGTTGATAACCCTCTTATAACCGCAAGGCTTTTTTCTATTTCTGTGTCCCTTGTAGTCAGGATCAATAGTCTTGCGAAAGTTAACGGAATCGCTAAAGAAAAGAATAGAGTCATCAAAGCAGCCAAGGTCTTGAGCAATCTTGTAAAGGTCTTCCTCAACAAGACGCAACGCTTCTGAGAATTTAGATGCTACAAGAATGATGTCATCCCCGAAGTCAATCTCTGTTTCTGCAGCTGCACAGTCTTTGTAGACAATAAAGTCGCAGTCAATTAAAGCGCTCATCGTCCTTGACCCCGATACTTTTTCTTACCTTTTTTAGGAAGAGAACGAGTACCGTTGCCTTGGTGAGTGTGTTTGTATTTGGCACGACTCTGGAATTCAGTGCGGCCAAGGGCGGTTTTGGATTTAGTTGCCATAGGTGGTTAGGAACTCATCGAATTTAGCACGGCGACGCTCACCCATGTATGGATAAAAGTCGCAGATTACTTTGAAAATGTCGTCCTTTTTGTAGACAGCCCATTCATAGATAGGTTTGTAATGGCTTGGGGTGCTTGGACCATGATGAGGTCCAGACACATTACCTACACCAGTCACCTTATGTATAGCTCTAACAACATCTTCGTCTGTCATTTTAAGCGCTAGTTTCCAGTATTTAGTTTTTAGAAGGCTACAATAACCTTCGCCTTCGTACAATCCAGCAGCCCATTCAATGGACTTCAGCCCAATTGTTTCCTCGCTTGGCTTCAGCGTCAATCCGAATTCGCATGGAGTAGTATTCTCCTGAGCGTTGAGCGCCTCGTACCAAGGATGTACATAGAGCGTCAGCTGATTCGGGTCTTGTTTCAAACTGGAGTTCGTCATGAATAAAAGCTAGTTGGTGGGTGTGGGGTGGTAGCTCTTGATTAACAATGTTCATCCATCGCTTTGCAATAACGCCAGCTGATGACTGCAAAAGCATATTTAAAGCTTTGTGAGGGCTAGAACAGCTAATGCTGCGACCGTCAATACCACGGATTTTACCAGAGGATTGCGCCTTCTGTTTAACCGCAGTAACCAGCTTCTCAAGTCCTGGTACTGCTTCCATGTATGCAGCGCGTATCTCTTTGCCCTTAGCAGTCGCCTGCTTTGAGGAAAGTTGAGGGTCATAGCTTAGTCCTATTTTGTTATCACCTGCACCATAGAGGAAGGCATAGGTAACTGTTTTGACAGCCCGCCTGGAGATGCCAATTTTGTCGGCATTGACTTGGTGAATGTCTCCGTTAAGGAGGATATCCGCGTAACGACCTTCATCGTAACGAGCAAGGTAGTGAGCGAGCATCCTAAGCTCAATACCGCTAAGGTCAGCGCCGACCATGACAAGACCTGGGGACGCCGTGAAGAGTTGTCTGAATTCATGATCACTAGGTACTTGGGCTAAATTTGGTTTTCGGTGGGCTGCACGATGCGTCACCGTTGCTACAGAACAGTGATGGTGAATCCTCGAACTCCGAGACAATTTCAACCAAGCGTTCACTCCCTCGCTCAGCAAGCCGAGCTTCTTCGTCAAATCCAAGCAGCGGGAACACATCTGGGCGAAATCGTTCTGAATATCCTTCAGGATTACTTCGTCCACCATTGGTTTCCCTGTTTGGGTCATGATAGAAGGTGACCATCCGTAGTGCGTTTGTAGAACCCATGCGATGTGGTCTCGTGAAGTTGGATTGAATTCTTTTAAGCGAGTGAATGTGGCACCCTGCACATATCCTTGTGTTCGATTAGGTCGCTTCGGAGTAAACTCGCTTCCTGCGACGAGAGGGTGCCGGTCCCGAAGTACTTGAGTAAGGCTTTCCAGCTCTCCTCGGAGAGTACATTCAAGTTGCCATGCAGCGCTCTCATCAAAGCGCCATCCATGTAGTTCTTGTCGGGTGAGGATGGTTGCGATGTCATGTTCAAGAGTTACCCATTCAGGTATTTGTGGAAATGATTCCATAGGTGGAGGGTGACTTGTACGTCTTGTTCGCAGTAGTCTTGCATCTCCTGGCTCCATTCCTTCCAGTCCGTCGTTTTACCGAAGTCCTGTTTGAAGCAGCCAAGTCGATAACCGTAACTCTCAAGGCTGTGACGCCCGTAGAGTTTGAGTGGCATCATGTTCCACTTACGGCGTTGATCGATGTCAAGGATGTCTGCATGGTAGAGACGAGACAGTAACAATGTGTCAACAACCTGACCCTCAGGTTTGAACCAAGGGTAAAGTTTCTTGATCACTGGGATGTCGTAGTTTATGACATTGTGCCCGATGATGTAGTCCGCACCTTCAAGCATGGTAATAGCTTGAGATATCGGAGCTTGATCACCTTGGTCGTTGTAGACCAAAGCTTTGCGGGCATCGAGATCATAAACGCCAACACAGTGAATCTGGGTGCAATCATTGTAGAGTCCGTCTGTTTCGAGGTCAAATAAGTAAGCACTCATTGGTCGTTCCAATGACGGATAACACCTGCCACGATGAACAGGTTGGTAACAAAGATTAGTCCGTTAAATATTAGGTTGTACGTTAGCAGCTTTATTCGCCGCAGATCCCTTCCATTGGTAAGTCTTATCGACGAACTGTGCCTTTGCAACTGCTTCAGGGGTTGGAGAGGTGGGACGATTCAGAGCTGCGTTGTATTGATCCTGAAGGTATTCAGAAATCAGTGGATGGGTCAAACTCTGCTTCGGGTTCAGTTTCATTGAATTTACAGGTTTCAAGATCATAGTCTAGATGGCAGGCAACGCCTACTTCTCCAGAGTATCTGTTCTTAAGGACTCGCACAGTCGTTCCAGACGCTCCTCGATCCGCTTGCTGGTCCCGTTCAAGCGCAATAACTCCATCTGACAGTTGAGCAATAGCTGCCGAACCTCGAAGTTGTCCGAGGGTAACTCTTGCGCCTTCTTCATGGTTGGTGTCTCCGCTTGGGCGGCGTAGGTGGGATACAAGGAACAGTGCGATACCAGTACGCTCCACAAGGGAACGCAGGCGGGTCATGGTCTGGTCAATCATCCGTCGCTCCTCGCCCTCCAGACCGGAGAGAAGAATAGACAAGTGATCGAGGAAAATAACCTTGGTATCTAACCCGCAAGCAAGGTATTCAATTCGGTTGTAGAGTACATCGGGATCGAAACTACCGAAGCCATCAAAAAGAAAGAGATTCCAATTAGCAAGAGTAGCTTGATACGCTTCGTCGAGAGTAGATCGTTCATGTTCACCAAGGTGGAGTGATTTGCCTACAGCTGCGGACATCAGTCCGAGAGCAGTACGTCTGTTTGATTCTTCAAGAGCCACATAACCGACCCGTTCTCCTTTTTTAAGTAGGTGAGTTGCAAGCTCACGACAGAAGGAGGACTTTCCGATACCAGAACCTGCAGTAATCGTAACAAGTTCTCCGTACCTGATCCCGTGCAATTTGCTTTGGAGTCCTTGAAAGGGGTATTCATGATCAGACGGAGGTGAGGGAGTAGTTACTAGATCATGCAGAGTTTTGCAGTCTACAATGCCGTCAGGACGGTAAGGAATGGCGTTCCAGATCGCTTCTCTTATAAGTTGCGAATCGTTTGCCTGTAGCGCGTCTGAAGCATCCTTATGTGTCTCCAGTCGTGCAATCTTCGTCTTCCCAGGTGGCAGGACGCTTGCTGCATCCTCCGCCGCCTTACGGCCAGCCTCGTCATTGTCGAAGAACAGGACAATCTCCTCATAACCCTGGAGCCAGGGGAT